CTGAAATTCTCGCCGAAAAACAGGAAAATTCGCAGAATACCTCCCAGATTGCACAGAAACTAGCCGTGAGCGTGTCGGAGAACATCTCCAAGCTAGGAGAGCAGAATCGCCTCTTGGCGCTTCAAATCGCGGGGAAAGGGCTAAAGCAAGCGAATGCCGCTCCGCCCGACGTGCAAAGCTGGCAAGATGTCAAAGCCCTCATGGACATTGTGTCCAAGGCTAGCGGTATGGATCAGGCTCAAGCGGTGCAAGTTAATGTCCTTAGCTCTCAGCCGATGGATTTTTCCCCCCATTTCGAGCCTGCTATTGAGACTGGCAAGACGGTTGATGTCTAACTCACTGATTATCAGTGATGTCCTACTTGGTGATCTACTGATTGTTTAGACTTATGTATTAAAGCGTATTTTCGCGAGTTAATTTTCAGCTATCCGAGCGAGGTAGTCGGATTGATTGCGCTAGCTAGCAGTGCGGCGGGCGGTAGAGGCAGCGAGCGCGAGGGGCGGGCGGTAGCGTAGAGCGGTAGCCACGGCGCGGGTGGAGGCGGTGGAGCGGGGGCGGCCCGTATGCAGCGTATAGATTCCCTCCCCACGCCCAAGTTTTCCTCACCTTATATCTTATACTGATACCACGGGGTCTTCTCAAATTTATCAACCACCCATGGGGTCTTCTAAACCAAAGCGCCTCAAAAATTTTCTTCTCCCATTTGCATTACTGCATACTTGGTGTATTTTTATGAGTGAACACTCACCGAAAAACATTCATCGACTTAACAGGTAAACGCTTTGGCCGCTGGCTAGTTCTAAACCATGCTCCAACCTTAAAGCCTGGGGTTTCCAAATGGAAATGCCAGTGTGACTGTGGGCGTGTCAAAGAGGCTGTGCTTTACACCGCTTTAACCAAAGGGCACTCCAAGTCCTGTGGATGCTTGCGTGCTGAGCTTTCTTATTCCGACAAGCCACTAGCTAGAATCAGGCATCAGCGCAACCCTCTATGGGTGACATACAGCGGCATCAAGACCCGCTGCTACAATAAAAAGCATCCCACATTTACCAATTATGGCGCTCGTGGCATCACAGTTTGCCAACGCTGGCTGGACAGCTTTGACGCCTTTGTGGACGATATGGGCGAGCAAAAGCCACCTGGATCATCTTTGGATCGAATTGATGGAAATGGACCATATTCCCCTGAGAACTGTCGCTGGGCAACCCGCTGTGAGCAGTCAGCCAATCGACGAACCACTATCCAGGTCGAATGGAGGGATGACGTTCTAACACTCACCGACGTTGCTAGAATGGAAAATGTCGCATATCACACGCTGCTGGCTGCGTACAAGCGCACAGGTTGTGTCACTCAGGCGATGGCACGCTGTCAAAAAGCTGGATGTAAATTCAATGAGCGATCCAAGGAAAAACTAGGGCTGCTGGTTTACAAAGAGCCAAAGCAAATTGAGCGTAAAACGAATTGGGAAAGCGGAAAGAAGAGCATACCAAAAGATCCAACACTGGCACAATTGAATGATTTTGAAGGTTTGTTGGCGCAATATCCATCCGCTAAAGAGTCGAGTGCTTTAAACGAAGCAAAGCAGCTAACCCTTAACGATCAACGTCTCTGGCGCTGTATAGCTCGTTGCCGGGTCAAAGGACTCACCTACAAGGGTCAGAAGCCAACGGATTTCTACGTCAAGCTGGCGATGAAGGATGAGCTTGCGATTTGGCTGAGAGGATAAATATCTTATTGTATTTGTTGCATCGACAGAATCGGTGTGCGATGGTTGGGGACGATATGAGCAATAGACCAACAACCAAACTAACTATATGAGAAACATCAACCTCCCCAAGACAAAAATCTATATCCGCTGTGACGCCTTCGGTGGTCCAGAAAACGAATTTGAACCCGCTTGGCTTGTATCTGTTCGAGCGATGCGTAACCGTCCATTCTGCTTCCAAGCATGGGTCGAGAAATACGCCGCCTGTTTCGATAAAATTCCGCCTCAGTGCGTCTATTGGTTTGAGCCGGAAGACGATCACCGGCCTCTACCTCTGCACAAAGTTCAAATGTGGGAATGCTTGTCTGGTTCCATCGAGCTTTGGCGCAAAGACCAACTCTCCGACGTTCCTGTTTTGGTTAACCTTGGCAAAGGCAATCCACCGATAGGAGGCCACTACTGGTTTACGATTGATCACCTGCCAGAAGGTCAAGCCAGCGGTATCCTTGACGTGGGCGATGCCGAGCTACTTGAAGAGCATAAGGAGGGTAATGTCATTAAATTATCCAACGGCCAAATTGCAATCTATCCAAATAACCGCATCAAGTGGATGCCAGTTTCATTGACCGGCAAAGACGCAGCCGCAACCATTCCAGGCTGGAGCGTGGCGACCAATAGCCAATGGGACGAATGGTGGTCTGATTCGGATGAAATCCTTGGTGATGCCAAGTGGGCGTATTGAGGTAACAAAAATGAATAACCTGAAATGAAGACCAACAGCGACTTGATTCGGCTTCCGAATGACGTGGCCCGTTGTGATGGTGTAGGATTCGATGAAAACGGCAGTTGGGACTGGCGCGAAGGCTGTGAGACGTGTTTACGCCGAACCGCTCCACGCGGAGATATGATGCTAATATCGTTTATCCATCCGCCTGCGATTGTCGCTTTCGAGTGCGAGTTCCTTATTGAGGCGGACAGCAATAATTCCAACCAACTTTCCAGTTAACATCCCAATGGGACGCTCACCAAAATCACTCATCAACGAAACCTTCGGCAGCTTGATCGTTGTCGAACTTGTATCTCGCAATACCCATGGCAATAGCCGTTGGATGTGCCAGTGCGAGTGCGGAAACAAGACCGAGGTATATTATCAAAATCTCACCTCTGGAAGTGTGCAGTCATGTGGCTGCTTGCCAAAAGGAAGGAAGATTGGCTCCAAGAAACAATTATGAATACACCAACACCTGAAACAGACGCTGCGACCCCAGATTTACAGCAATCCATTTCCGAGGAGGCGGCGGCAATCGTCGCTGGAGATCGCGAAGCCGACTACGGCGAAGTGAATGAATCTTTCTCCCGCATCGCAAATCTGTGGAGCGCCTACACAGGTTCGACCATTGAGCCTTGGGATGTGGCACAGATGATGATTCTGCTGAAAGTCAGCCGAGCCAAGACAAGCAAAAAGCGAGACACCCTGGTTGACATCATTGGATATGCCGAGTGCGCAGAAAGGTTGAAGAAATGATTCTGGAAACCGAAAAACTGCAATGCAAAGAGTGCTACCACAAGTTTCTCAGAAATGAGAGGCTTGAAGCAGATCATCCATTTGAGCGTGCGGCGAAATGCTACGGATGTCCAGATTGCAAGTCTATCGACTGCTTCATAATGCTCTGTGATGAGCCTGGATGCTATCAAGAGGCAGACTGTGGAACGCCGTGCAAAGAACATAAATATCGTTGGACCTGCCACAAGCATAAACCAAATAAACTTAACAAATCTAAATAATATGGATACGCCTAAATTTTGTGTTGATTGTCGGTGGTGTGTGTCGCGTTCTTTTGAGCATGGAACTGCGTATGCTTGCACTCATCAAGATGCTATAGCTAGCAAAGGCGCAGCTAGCAGTATGGATCTCGTAACGGGAGAAGAAATTGATATTTTTGAGCGAACAAGGATGTGCGGCACAATGAGGGGATTTGATATGTGTGGTCCTGATGCCAGACTTTGGGAGGGGAAGATGTGAAAAAGTGTAAAAGTCGAGCACATGCAGAAAACAGGCTGTAAACCATTGATGATCAATGAGAAAAGCGCGTAAAGCTAACATAATAGAATAGACAAGTGGTTAACACAATTCAAGATAGTTCATGTTGACTCTTAACTAGAACTAACGCATTATGGCTCATGTCGTTCATCAAGGCGCACTGCGAATTAGTCACTTCTTCAGTATGGGAGGGTCCATATCACCAAAGGATTGCGTGGATGGCCCTGATGGTAACTTGTAAAACTAACGGCATCAGCCCGATTACCGAGGCGTCTCTTTACCGGGTGGCAAATATTACCAAGGAAGAAGCGGATGACGCAATTCTAGCTTTTACATCGCCAGACCCAAAATCACGCACCCCAGATAATGAAGGGAGACGTATCGAGCGAGTCAGCGGTGGATTCAAAATCCTGAATTATTTTCAGTATCGAGATATAAGGACTCCTGAACAAAAAAATGCCTACATGCGAGATTACATGAAAAAGTATCGCAAGCAGAAAAAGGACAACCTTTCGTGGGAGGAGGTTTACAAGATGGAGGCTGACGACGCTATGACGCTTCCAATACCTGGTGAGTTTGATGCCTCAGTCGAGGCTGCAATAATCGACTTTCTCAATATGCGCTATGAGCTAGCGACAGCACCAAAGCGTAAGCAGGATCGAGTTCGTTTCTCTGCCTCCATGGCGAAAGCTCTTTTCGATGAAACCCGTGTGGCACTCATCACCATGACGCCAGCAGAGATAGCTGCTAAACTGCGCAACACGGCCATCAGCGGCTATCGCTCCCCGCGTTTTAACTCACTCTACAGATGAGCATTCCAGCCACATTCAGACCACCGTCGCGAGCAATGGCGGCTAGACGCTTAGCCGGAATAACAGACGATGAGAAGCGCCAAAAGATCATCAACGAGATTTCCGAGGAAGAGTGGAAACTCGACAGGGTTGAGTGGCGAAACTGG